TATCCATGCGATCGCACTCAGTGGATCAAGATAAGGAATAATTACTCGCATCTGAGGCGAGGAAAGGTTTGATACAATAATCTTATTCTCTTCGTATCCTAGATCATTAACTAAAATGTTTTTAATAATATTAACTGCGTTATCGTTATATGCTCGAGATATCTTTTTAAATTTAGCAAGATATGCATGAGGAGAAATTGCGCGAATTACAAATGCTTGCGAGCGGTTATTTGATGCTTTAGCAAATACCGGATATTCAGTTGCAATAAATGTATGTTCGATAGTTACCTCATCAAGATAACCTTCTTCTGGAAAAATGTCTTCTTGATATTCGTTTTTTGAGAATGACACGAGAATCTTTTCTTGACCAGATATCTGGTATTCCTCGATGAAGTTAACATCATCCCTGACATTCATTTCAAGCGCCAGAAATGGAGAATAAATGCTTTCGGTAATAAAGAAATCAGTGACTAAACCAGCAATGTCTACTTCTCTTCCACCGTGGTTAGTCAGTATAATCTTGTTGATCCGATACGCAGACGGATTAACACCGGAAGAACCTCCGGGAGAAAGATTGACATTAGTTAGCATTGATCAGAGTGCGATACTGGTGCGCAAACTGATTGATGAGCGATGGCTTGATGATTCGAATGTCAGCGCGCTCGTCATTCAGTTTGCTTTCATATTCATAATTCTTAACAGGAGTCAAATTAAGATTTTCTAAATTTCCTTCTACTTCTACGGAGTCAAAATAATATGGATCATAAGATATATTGCCTTCCGCATCTTCGTAGTGATGAACTGCATTTCTAAATTCTGTCCACTCCTCAATTCGTAATTCATGCGTATCACTTATAATTCTACCAGTTTCAACAAATGGAGGATTAGTTAACTCAACGACATCTTTGATTATGAGCTGAGCCAATTGAGTATTTCTGGCGTATACTATTCCCGTTGCGGTAGTGATTCCTTCATGAGTGGCAGATACAGGAGTGCCTATAGGAAATTCATTTGCAAGCGTGTTCGTTGCTAATTTTTCACCATCTAAATTTACAACGACATCGACCTTAGAACTAATAGCATATCCACCGTACTCTTCCTTCATGTAATCCTCAAACACCTCTGGGGACATTGGCCAATTTGCCAACCCAGATTTAAGATGGTCATTAATAATAAAGAATGTCCAATAGTACTCTGGTGTTCCATATAGTTTCATCGATACTACATCCGGTCGCTCGCCATTTTGAACTTTATAGTATGAGTATACGGAAACATCATCAAGCAGTGCAAGGTCTGCATTAACATACCTAAAGAAATCTACAATTTCATAATTGACTCCTCGATTAAAGAAATCGTAATTAGTTTTTGGAAACTGACGAAAGAATGGCATATGCTTTAAGATGAATAATCAGCAAGTCTGTATAGATCGTCGCGCGTCAGAGCCTTGGCCTCTTCAAACCTTAACGAAATGTCTACTTCAACGGGTGATCCGTCAGGATGAAATAGATTTGAGCCAGCATTATAAGTTGAATTTACTGCAGTCAAAAAGCACTCATCATAAATTCTAGGAATGTGTGTGTTTTCTAAACCGTTTATATTGTAAAACTTAATTGACCAAGTAGGCGGAAAATTGAGAATTGCGCCGCCCAATTCTGTACTTGGATAAATGTTCAGACGAAAAATAGTATTGATATCACGAATCATCTTGGCATCTGATTCATTTTTGGCCATCATCTTAAATGCAAACTCAAATGTACGAATTGACATTCCCTGAAACGAAGTTCTTTTATTTGGCGACATCAGTCTCCCAGTGCCTAGCGTAAGTGCATCTGAAGTCTTTTGATATCCTTTTGCTTTAGCAAGAATTGAAGCGCCAATACCAGCAGTAACGCCAACCGCTTTGCCTGCTCCTTGTCCTGCAGTAGGCCCCATACCTTTGTCAATTTCTATACCAAGCAAACCTAGGTCAACCGACGAATATTCAGCCTGATCTGAAAATGTTAGGCCGGCTGGAATTGGAAAGTAAATATAACTTGATCCAGTGCGGAATGCCATATGAGGATAACCTGCAGAGCTATTACGCATATTAGAAGGAAAAACGAATATACCCGAACTTCCAGCTGTGGTGTATCTTTCGATGTTTCTAACAGCACGCGCCTCGGCAGTTACTCGAGCACCGGAGTTCTCTAGTATATTCGTGGCTGCAGCCGCAATATTCTGCAAACTAGATTCTGAATTAGAGGGCATAAATAGTTAGAAGACTCGAGGAATCAAACTATTTATATGTCTTACAAGGGTAAATTCTCACCGCAGAATCCATCAAAGTATCGAGGCGATATTACCAATATTGTGTATCGATCTCTGTGGGAGCGACAACTGTTTCGTTGGCTAGATTGTGCAGACTTTGTAAAGACATGGTCATCAGAAGAAGTAATTGTGCCATACCGCTGCAAAACAGATGGCCGGATTCACCGTTACTTTGTCGATGCAAAGATCGAGTTTACTGATGGTCGCATACTGCTTGTCGAAATCAAGCCTAAGAAAGAATCGCAGCCACCTAAGAACCCAGGTAAGAAAACGCGCAAGTATATTACTGAGGTAATGACATACGCTAAAAACATCAGTAAGTGGGAGGCTGCAAATGCTTATGCACTTGACAGAGGATGGAAGTTTGAGGTATGGACTGAGGAAACGCTGAAAGGACTGGGGATTAAAATACTTTGAAGATGGGCTATAAATAGATGCCACGATGCCATCACTATTCTCATCGCTTCGCCAGGAGCTTCAGGGCACTGGTTATGCTGCTCGCTCGAAAGAGGCGAGAGACTGGTTCGTAGAAAGAGTCAAAGAACTCAACGGTCGCATCAATCGCAATAAGTTACTCAGAGACACAGAGGTCAAACAACAGAATCTTCCAAAATGGGGATTCATGTATATGTTCCTTTATGATGCAAAGTACAAAGAAACGCTGCCATACTTTGATAGGTTTCCGCTTGTCATTATGCTTGCGCCAGCACCGGGCGGATTTCTGGGGATGAATCTGCATTACTTACACCCGCGCATTCGTGCAATATTTCTAGATCGTCTGCTTGAAACAATTTCTGATGATGTTTTGACAGAACGAACTCGGTTAAGAGTTCGATATGAATTGCTGAACAGAGCAAGAAAGATGCGTTACTTTGCTCCGTGTTTAAAGCATTATTTGTTTGAGCAGATGAAGTCGCGCCCAGCGCAGATCATGGCTCCAGACTGGGAAACAGCAATCTTTCTGCCCACAGAACATTTCAAGGGTGCTCAAAAGGCTGCTGTCTGGCGAGACTCTAAGTCAATTTACCAAAAGGCATAATTATGGCGCTGAATTCTATTAACGATCTAAAGGCAGCTATCTCGCGAGGCAACGGTCTTGCTGCTACAAATCGGTTCAACGTCATTATGACTCCTCCTCGAGGCATTGCATCGATTCCACAAGAATTTACTATCCTCTGCGAAAATGCAAGCTTTCCAGGAAAGCAAATATTGACTGCCGATTACGGCTTGTTGCGCCAGACAGAAAAAATGCCAACTGGTTATATGAACGAGGAAGTGGTATTTACGTTCTTGCTGACAAATCAATATTCGATGAAGAGAATATTTGAATCATGGCTTGACACAGTATTAAACGTCAATCGATATAGAGCAGCATACAAGAACGATTATTCGGCCGATGTTGTTATTCAGCAACTTGACAAAGAGAATACTGTTGTCTACGAAGTAAAGCTAAAAGAAGCATTTCCAATTACTGTAAGCGCAATTGGCTTCGATAATGCTGCAGAGAATTCAGTGCAGAAGATGACAGTTACTATGGCATTTACTGACTATGAAGTGAATTGAATTTAACCCGTAATTATTATGGCACTACCTAAAATCGATATACCAAAATATGAAGTGAAGATTCCATCGACTGGAAAGACTGTCATGTACCGTCCTTACCTAGTCAAGGAAGAAAAGATACTGATGATCGCACTCGAGTCAAAGAGCAACTCGCAGATCATGACAGCAATGAAGGACATTGTTTCTTCTTGTACTTTTAATAAGATTGATCCTGACAAGTTGTGTACGTTCGACCTCGAATACTTGTTCCTCAAGCTGCGTTCTAAATCTGTTGGTGAAGTTTCTCGTGTGGGCATCAAGTGCAAACACTGTGAGGCCGTCAATAAGATTGAGATCAATCTCGATGAGGTACAAGTACAGTTTCCTGAAAAGGTCGAAAAGAAGATTCAGCTAAATGACGAAGTCGGTATCACGCTGAACTATCCAAAGGCTGACTTTCTTTCTGACCAGGATACTAAGCTTACGCCAGAAGCTATCACCAACGTCATCATCGCCTGCATCGATACGATCTACGATAAGGACGGAGTATATCACGCGGCAGAGCATAAGCGTGAAGAACTTGCCGAATTCGTAGATTCGCTGAATCAGGCACAATTTCTGAAGATTCAGGAATTCATTTCCAGCATGCCTAAACTACAAATGGACATCAAGTTCAAGTGCGAAAAGTGCAAGAAGGAAAACGAATTTGAGATCTCAGGTTTGCAGAATTTTTTCAACTAGCCCTCTCTCACGACAATCTTCTGAACTATTATCAGACTAATTTTGCAATGATGCAGCATCACCACTACAGTTTAACAGAGCTTGAGGACATGCTGCCATGGGAGAGGGAAATCTACGTTCACCTGCTATCGGAACACGTTAAGCAGGAAAACGAAAGAATTCAAAAGCTCAATTCTAAAAAGTAAACTACGATGGACGAGACAAAAAAGACAACAGATCCGATAGTATCATCGCCCGATGTTACGGCCTCGTCCATCACGCCCACCGCTGCACCTGTAGTAGAAACAAGAGCGGCAGCATCAAAGAAAGCACCTGCCGCAAAGAAACGCGGATCAACGACATCAAGCAAGGCAGCTAAGTCATCGAGTGATGGGTTGAAGAAGTTAACAGAAAAGATGGAAAAGCTCCGTATTGAGATGAATGATGTCTCAACATGGACTGAAATGATAGCGACAGACATTTCTGATTTCTTGGCAAAGGCGGCCCCGACATCTATTCCTATCGCGGCGGCTGTAGCTGCAGCGCCAGCAGCCGAAGAAAAAGAAGAATCTAAACTTGATGTCGCAATATTTGATAAGATACTAAGCTCCTTGGTGGATATCAAGGGGACATCATTTGCCACATCTTCAATTGTAATTGACTTATACCGTCCAATCGTAGCAATTGCTAATGATATTGGTTTTATTGCTAATATGATGGTGCAGGATTCGGAACTTGCAAACGCTCGTCGTCAGCAAGAAGAAGAAAATCGGCGAGAATTCATGGCGCTGCTTGAAAAATTAACAAAGCGGCCACCAGAAGAAAAGAAAGATAAGGACAAAGACGAAGATGGTAAATTAGGACTGATGGGTTGGGTTGCTGGATTGCTGGGTGCAGCAAGTGGTTTCATCATTGGACTTGCAAAGGAACTGGGCTCTATCTTTAAAAACATTATCAAGATGGTGAAGGAGTCAAAGCTCGGTAAAGCAATTGGCAAATTCATAGATGATCTCGGCAAATCATTCGAGCGCGCATGGAGCAGAATTAAGGCGCTCCCTAGACTGATTGCATCTAAACTACCTGAGATGTTTTCGCGTTTAGGGCAGAATATAGCTACTGCATTTGATAACTTCATGAAGACTGGTGAAAGAATGATCTCTAGATTTAGAGCATACATTCGCCTGATATCTGACAACCCTGTCTTTAAAGCTATCGAAAAGACAGTTGCTAAAGTTGGAACACTGTTAAGCGCCGCGGGAAATAAGATTACTGCAGCGGTGACAGGTGTTAAGAATTTCTTTACGTTTGTGGCAGATGCATTTAAGCCAGTTAAGGAAGCATTCGCAAGTGTTGTATCGAAGTTTAATTCTGTCAAGAATCTGGTAAAAGGCGCTGATGCCGCTGGCGATTCGATCGGTATCATCGGCAAAGCAGTCAATACTCTGAAAGGAATCTGGGGTGCGATCACAAAGCCATTCAAGGTATTCCTTCAGCTTGGCGAAGCGCTCGGATCACTCGCAGGAAAGGTGTTTGGATTTTTAGGTAAGCTTGCCGCCAAACTATTCTTGCCGCTGACGATACT